CTTTCATATAGTAATGGTAATTCAAGTGGGATTATAGATACAGGACATAGCTCAACTGCTTTAGAATTTAGAGTTGGTAATACTCAAGAATTATTAATAAATGGAAGTTCAGCAACTTTTGCAGGGGAAGTGACTATATCAGCAGAAACCCAATATTTAAACTTTAAAAAAGCATCTACAGCCGATATACTTTCAACAATAGTTTCAGAAACAGATGCAGGAACTGGTGGTAAATTAAGGTTTTTAACAAAAAGAAATGGAGATACTCAAGTTAATGCTTTAATTCTTGACGATAATCAAACCGCAACTTTTTCAGGAATGATAATGGTAAATGGAGATGGAATAGATATTGATAATAATGATAATTTAAGATTAAGATTTGACAATGCAAGTGTCTTTAAAGCAGGCTTACAAGTTGCTACTTCTACAGGAGATATGATAACAAGTAGTACTACTGATGATTTTGCAATTCGTTCTCAATCTAATATATTGTTTGCTACTGGTGGTTCTACAGAAAAAATGCGAATCTCGTCTGATGGAAATGTTACTATAGGTTCTAGCACATTGACTGGGTCAAGGTCGTTAACTTTGTTATCTGCAACGAATGCTACAGATTACGATATAAATTTTCAACAAGAAGGTACTACTAATTTTGGTAGAATACGTTTTACAGAAGGTGCCTCTGATTTTCAATTTTTTGCTCAAGTAGGTCAAGATCCAAACTTAACATTACAATACGGCGGTAATTCATTTTTCTCAAGAGGCAACGTAGGAATAGGAATAACAACCCCCCAAACAACTCTTCAAGTAAATGGAACTGCTTCATCTTTTAATGCTCATTTTGGTCAAGGTGCAAATGCTGGTTCTGGTGTTTTTGGTGGAATTAGTTTAGGTTATTCTGAAGCTACTAATTCATATTATAGAAAAGTAGGTATTGTTGCAAAATCCATTGGGGATGGTGCGGCTAGACAAGAATTACATTTTTTAGTTGATTCAGTTTCTGATCAGAATAGTGCTGGTATTGCTGACAGCAAAATGATGATAGATATAAATGGAAACGTAGGAATAGGAACAGGTTCTCCTGACCAAGTAGGGTATGGTTATAAAGTGTTAACTATAATGGGTGGTGCTACAGCAGGTTATGCTGGTGTTTTAGAATTGCTTACACCAACAACAGATACTAATGGACAAAATTTAGGTATTATATCTTTTGGTAGCGGTGGTACAAGAAATGCAATGATAGGAGCCGTTAGACAATCAGGAAATAACAACGGTAAATTGGAGTTTTGGACTTCAGCAGGAGCATCTGGTATTCAAAGGAGAATGACTATTGATGCTGATGGACAAGTAGGAATAGGAACTGATCAACCCCGAACTAAATTTGAAATATTTAGACCAGCGGGCCAATCAAGTACCCCTCAATTAACTCTTGGAACAGGAGAAAATAGCAGTGTAGATTATTCTTTAGCAACAGATACTGTTTCAGCAGGAGATTTTTGTATATTAAGTGGAGTATCAAATACTTCTTCTGCAATAAAAATGCGTTTTCAAGGTAACGATGTTTTTTTTGGAACACCAACTTCAACCTACCCATCAACTAATAACTTTGTGCATATAAATACTCAATCTGGTGTTAGTATGATAATAGGTGGTCATAGTGGAACTCATACTGCAGTTCAATTTAGACATAATGGATCAACAGTATGTGGTGCAATAGTAATAACTTCAACTAGTACTTCTTATAATTCAGGAAGTTCAGATAAAAGATTAAAAAAGAATATAACTAATTGGAATGAAAATATTTTAGATAAATTTAAAGATTTACAACCTAAAGAATTTCATTTTAACAATCAAGATAATACAGAAAAAAAACAAAAAGGTTATATAGCACAAAATGAAGTTGATAAATTTCCAGAAGCATATCCTTTAGTTGAAGATGAAGAAAGTGGAGAAAAAAGATACCAATTTAATCCATCAGGAATGAATATATATTTAATGAAAGCAATACAAGAACTAGAAGCTAGAATAAAAATATTAGAAAATAAATAAATAAAAAAATTTCATATATTTATAAGAATAATGTGGCGTAGTAAAATAAATTTCATATATTAGGCTATAATAAAAATTAAACTTTAAAATTAAAAAAATGAGTACAATCAAGTTATCAGAAGAAGAATTAGAAAAATTAAAAAAAGCAGATGGTGAAAATAGAAATATCACTTTCTCTTTAGGTCAAGTAAAAGTTCAACAAGCAATTTTAGAAGGCCAAAATGCTCAACTTTTAGAAGAATTAGCTAAATTACAAAAAGATTCAAATGAAGTTGCTAAAGAGTTACAAGATAAGTATGGTATTGGGAATATAGACCTTGCTACTGGAATATTTACTAAAGACGAAACGCAAAAAGTAGATTCAAAGTAGTTTTTTGAAAAGGTTTTCAATATTTATAATAAAATAATATTAAAAACAACATATAAAAATGGCAGAAACTTTATTATCTCCAGGGGTATTGGCGAGAGAAAATGATCAATCCTTTATACAAGGTCAACCTGTTGAAAGAGGTGCGGCTATAATTGGTCCTTCTACAAAAGGTCCTGTTGAAATTCCTACAATAGTAGGTTCATTTAGTGAATACACAGCAGTTTTTGGAGGATCTGTAGAAAGTGGATCTAATCTTTATTCATATTTTAATTCAATTGCTGCTAGTAATTATTTTCAAAATGGAGGGAATTCATTATTAGTAACAAGAGTAACATCAGGTTCTTTTTCACCCGCAGTAAGTTCAACAATAGCTACAGGGTCAGGAGGCCCTACTAGTGGTTTATCTCCTTTTGTTTTAGAAACAATTTCAGAAGGTGCAATTATGAATACAGGTACTACTTTATTAAGTGGTGGTGCTTTAGAATCAGGTTCATCTGATAATATTAGATGGGAAATTGCAGGTGTAAATACTAGTTCAGGAACATTTAGTTTATTAATCCGTAGAGGAGATGATACTACAAATAGTAAAATAGTAGTAGAACAATATAATAACTTATCATTAGATCCTTATTCTTCAAATTATATATCTAAAGTAATTGGTGATGTAGATCATACATTAGTAAATGATGGTTCTGATTATTATATTCAAGAAAGTGGATCTTATGCTAATGCATCAAGATTTGTAAGAGTAAAACAAGTAAATTATAATACTCCTAGATATTTTGATAATACTGGAACAGCTAAAAATGAATTTACAGGATCTCTACCAGTAGTAGGATCAGGTTCCTTTAGTGGGGCAGTAGGTTTAAATATTCCAACAGGAAGAGCTGCTAATTACTATAATAATATTTCTAGTGCAGATTCACAAGGATTAGAAGGAACAGATTATACTAATGCTATTTCATTAATGTCAAACGTTGATGAGTACAAATATAATGTAATTGCAGTTCCTGGATTATTAAATTCAGAACATTCTACACAGATTACTAGTATAGTAAATAATACAATTGCTAGAGGAGATTCAATTTCTGTTGTTGATTTAGTTAAATACAATACAGCAATTGCTTCAGCAATAACACAGGCATCTGGATTTGATTCTAGTTATGCTGCTACATATTGGCCTTGGTTACAAACTATTGACCCAAATATTGGGGAACAAGTTTGGGTACCTGCTTCAACAATGATTCCTGGAGTATATGCATTTACAGATGCTTCAAGTGATCCTTGGTTTGCACCCGCTGGTATTACTAGAGGGGGATTAGGTCAAGTAACAAGAGCTGAAAGAAAATTATCTGCTGGAAATAGAGATGATTTATATGAAGCTAATATTAACCCAATTGCTACTTTCCCACAATCAGGAGTAGTAGTATTTGGTCAAAAGACACTACAGAAAAGAGCTAGTGCTTTAGATAGAATTAATGTTAGAAGATTATTAATTTCACTTAAAAGTTTTATTTCTCAAATCGCAGATAATTTAGTATTTGAACAAAATTCTGCATCAACAAGAAATAATTTCTTAAGTCAAGTTAATCCTTATTTAGAATCAGTTCAACAAAGACAAGGATTGTATGCTTTTAAAGTAGTAATGGACGATACTAACAATACACCAGATGTAGTTGATAGAAATGAATTAATAGGTCAAATATTTATTCAACCAACTAGAACTGCTGAATACATAATGTTAGACTTTAACGTATTACCAACAGGAGCTACATTCCCAGCATAAAAAATATAAAAATAGAATATTTATAATAAAATAAAAACATAAAATGGCAATATTAGATCCAAACGAAATATTTTTTACAGCTTTTGAGCCAAAACAAGCTAATAGGTTTATAGTATACATTGATGGTATTCCATCATATGCTGTAAAAGGAATGGGAGCTGTATCATTAACTCAAGGAACTGTAGCCTTAAATCACATTAACGTTCAACGTTTTGTAAAAGGTAAAACAACTTGGAATACAATTTCATTCACCTTATTTGATCCAATTACTCCTTCTGGAGCACAAGCAACAATGGAGTGGGTAAGATTACATCATGAATCAGTAACTGGTAGAGATGGTTACTCTGATTTCTATAAAAAAGACTTAACATTTAATGTATTAGGTCCTGTAGGTGATGTAGTATCTGAATGGATCGTAAAAGGTGCATTAATAACAGAAGCTTCATTTGGAGATTACAATTGGGATACTGAAAATGCCGCTCAAGAAATTACAATGACTGTACAACCAGATTACTGTATATTAAATTTCTAAAAATATTCAACATATTTTCTAAAATAGCTTGGCTTTGTGCCAAGCTTTTTTTATCTTAATATTTATCATAGAACAAGAGTTTTATTAAATAAAGATTATGGCCGAATTTAAATTACCTACTGAAACAGTAGACTTACCCTCAAAAGGAATATTGTATTCTGAAGATAATCCACTTTCTAGTGGTAAAATCGAAATGAAATATATGACTGCTAAAGAAGAGGATATATTAACTAATCAATCTTACATTCAAAATGGTACTGTAATTGATAAATTATTACAATCATTAATTGTATCTAAAATTAATTATAGTGATTTATTAATTGGTGATAAAAATGCTTTATTAGTTGCTTCTAGAATTTTAGGATATGGTAAAGATTATACTTTTACTCATAATAGAAGACAAGAAACAATTGATTTAACTACTTTAGAAGATAAAGTATTAGATGAATCTCTTTATAGTAAAGGATTAAATGAATTTAATTTTGATTTACCTAATACAGATCATAATATAACATTTAAACTTTTAACTCATGGGGATGAAATAAAAATCCAAAACGAACTTAAAGGATTAAAAAGAATCTCAAAAAATAACTCTCCAGAAGCAACCACAAGGTTAAAATACATGATTTTATCTATTGATGGGAATAGTGAAAAAAAAGATATTCGAAATTTTGTAGATAATTTCCTCCTAGCACGAGATGCTAGGGCGCTCAGAGAATATATTTCACAAATACAGCCAGACATAGATCTGACTTTTTTTCCCGATGGAGGGGGAGAACCAACTAACATTCCCATTGGACTTAACTTTTTTTGGCCTGACATCTAAAACATCTTCTGAGTTTAGAAAATCTGTTTTTGATCAAATTCACCAAATAGTATTCTACGGAAAAGGAGGATACGATTGGAATACTGTTTATAATATGCCTTTATGGCTTCGTAAATATACCTTTAAATTAATAAAAGATCATTATGAAGCAGAAAAAAAATCTATTGAAGATTCTAAAAAAGGAAAAAACCAACAGACATTAATAGATTCATCTGGTAAATTATCACCCCCAAAATTCCAAAAAAAATCTAATTATAAATAAAAATAATATATTTTAATATTTATAACAAAATACTTTTTATGGCTACGCCTGAGGAATTAAAAAAACAAACTGCTGCTTTAAGAGAAGAATTTCAATTATTAGATGATACTTTTAAAAGTATTGGACAAAGTCTTCAAAGAGATATTGGTAATAATTTAAGTAATCTTTCAAAAGAATCACAAGGAATTGTAGATTCTTTAGGAAATGACTTAACTAAAGCTATTAATAGGTCAAATAAATCCTTAGATAAACAGGAAACACTATTAAATGAAATTGAAAAGGGAAAAAATGTATCTAGAAACATTGAAAAGGAAATTTCTAAAATAGAAAAAGAAAGGGATACTATTTTAAGGAAAGCTAATGTTATTAAAAGAATAGGAGGAAAGATTGAAGATGAATCAGTAGTAACATTAAAAGAAGGATTTAATACTCAAATTGATAATTTAAATGCTATACAAGGAATAAATGACGAAGCCCAAAAACAAACAGATTTATTTGGATTAGCTTCAAATAATTTAGGAGAGTTAGCAGACCAATTTGATAAATCTGGTACCCTTTCAAAATTACTTTCTTCTAATTTTAAAGAAGTACTTACTCTTACTAGATTAGCTCAAGCTTCTTTCTTACTTTTAGTTAAAGGAACATTTGAAGCTAGTCAAAATATAGCTAATGTAGCAAAAAATACAGGAATATCAGCAACAGCAGCTCGAGACTTACAATCTAATTTTGCTATTACAGCTGCTAGTAGTGAAAAATTATTTATCAATAGTAAGGGATTAAATGAGGCTTTTTTAGAACTTTCAAAACAAACAGGGTTAATAGCAGATTTTGGAGGTCAAACATTAGTTACCCAATCTACTTTAACAAAACAATTAGGGTTATCCGCAGAACAAGCTGGAACTTTATCTTTATTATCTAGATTACAAAGTGAAGATACAGAAGGTGTTTTAGATAATACAGTAAATACTGTAGGAGCTTTAGTAAAACAAAGTGGTGTTGCCGTTAATGTTAAAGGTATTTTAGAAGAAATTAGTAACACAAGTGCAGCTATAACAGTTTCATTAGGAAAAAACCCAGAGGAATTGGCTAAAGCAGCGGTACAAGCAAAATTATTTGGTGCTAATTTAGAAACAGTAGATGGAATTGCTTCAAGTTTATTAAACTTTGAAGAATCTATCCAAAACGAATTAGAAGCTGAATTATTAATTGGTAAAGATATTAATTTAGAAAAAGCAAGACTATTAGCTTTAAATAATGATTTAGCAGGTTTATCCTCAGAATTAGCTGATAATGAAGAAATAATAAATGCCTTTGCAACAGGAAATAGAATCCAACAAGAAGCAGCAGCTAAAGCTATTGGTTTAAGTAGAGAAGAATTAGCAAAAATAGCACTACAACAAGATTATAATAATCTTTCCGCAGAACAATTCAAAGACACATATGGTGATGTTACTTACCAACAATTACAATCTCAATCTGCGAGTGAAAAATTTGCTTCTGTTTTAACAAAAATTCAAGGTATTGTAGGAGATATAGGAATAGTATTTACCCCTATTTTAGATGCAGTAGCTAGTTTTGTAGGATACTTAGCAGCCTCCCCAGCGATTTTAATGACTATATCAGGTATTTTAGGAGGACTTGCTACTAAGTCTTTAGTTACCGCTATAGGTTCAATATTTCAATCAAGTTTTGCTTTAGGTCCTATAGCAGGTCCATTAGTTGCTCTTGCAGGGGCAGGGTTATTGTTAAGTCAAGTAAACAAAACTAAAAATGCAACTGCTGATGATATGATATCCTCAGGTTATGGGAATAGAATATTATCAACCCCTAAAGGTTCAATAGCATTAAATAACCAAGATACGATAGTAGCAGGAACGAATTTAGGTGGAGGAAATAACGAAAGTAAACGTACCAATCAATTATTAGAAAGAATATTAACAAAACAAGGTACAGTTAGTATAGATTCAACTAAGGCAGGTACAGCATTTGCTATGGGTACTTACCAAGTTCAATAATTTAATATTTATAATAAAAACGTAACATGAGCATTTTAAACAAATTAACAACTGACGGTTCAAGTTTATCTAAATTAGATGGATCAAGTCCAAGTATTCCTGATTTTTCAATTTCAAAAGCAAAATTAAATTTATCAGGTAATGGATCTTCTTTATCTGAATTTGATGGGTTAACACCTCAAGCTTCTGATTTTTCAAACTCTAAATTACATGATACTTATTCAACAGATGGAGACCCAAATATAATTTCAAAACCATCTCCTTCTCGTTTAGATCCTAATTCAGTTCCTAAGTATTTAGATAATTTACCACGTTAGAAATATGGCGCTTAGAGATTTACAAACTAATCTTAAATCATTAAGATATGGCAAAGATACAGTAGGTGGAGGTACTAGTAATGAACCTTACATTACTACTTCTATCGATACTGCTCCTGGTGATACTGGGGGGCCAGATTTTACTCTAAGAGCAAATACACTTCAGCATGTAGGAAGAGATATTAAAAGAATGAGTAAATTCTTATTTTCTACTAAAGGTGCACAATTTATAGCTAAACAAAATTTATTATCAAGAACAGGAGTTAAAACACAAGCTAGTGGGTTTGTAAATGATGGAGTTTACTTACCAACTTCTACAATAGCTCAAGTAGGAGTAAATCCATTTGGTACCCATTTATTAAAACAAGGATTAGATCCAACAAGAAATACTTCTCCTAATGTAGGACAAAATACTAACCCTCTATTAAATTTATTAGGTGTAGGACAAAAAGCTCAAAACTTTATAAATGGAGCAGGTGGTGTTCCTGTTTATTCACAATCTGTATCCCAAACAGAACTACCAGACGATAATAGGTTAGTTAATTTAAAAAATAATAAAATTTCTCTTTTACAACCTTCTTCACAGCAAAATGCATTAAGTAAATTATTTGGAAACCAAACTTTTAGTCAAATATTAAACAGTTTAAATCCATTTAAAAATAGAATAAATAATATTACTAAAACTTTATTTTCAAATAGTAACACACAAAAATTTAACATATCAGAATTTAATACTGAATTAATCAGATATGGTGGGGGCCCAGGATCAGCAATGGGAGTAGGTCAAACAGTGTTAAATAGATATTCAACAACATTAACAGAAGGTTATAGTAATAATGTTGAAACAGGATACTTTAATGTATTATCTTCGGGTAGAGGAATTGAAGGGAGATATATTGGAAAAAGTGCTGAATCAAATATAACTGATTTTAGATCTCAACTATTAATAGATCCTACTTCTGATAGACAAAATATAATATCTAAATCTTTATCTTATAGTAGAAAAAATATTGAACAAAGAGTTAATTTAGGTAATCCTGGAAGAAGAAATAAAAATGTTTCTAGTTACACTAAAGGATTGAATGGTGGTAAAGCAGGACCTCTAGATAAAATTAATGCTTTACCTTTATATAAATCAGAGACAGTTACTACATCTACAGAAAAAAATGATTTAGTTAAATTTAGAATTGGTGTTATAAATAACAAAAACCCAAAAGAAAAAACATATATTCATTTTAGAGCATTTATAGATAGCTTTTCTGACAACTATTCAGCTGAATGGAATTCAGAACAATATATGGGTAGAGGAGAAAAGTTTTATAGATATAGTGGGTTTGAGAGAAATATTAACTTAGATTGGACCGTAGCCGCTCAATCTAAAGAAGAATTAATGATTCAATATAAAAAACTTAATTATCTTGCTTCTGTATTAGCTCCTGATTATACTAGTGCGGGTTATATGGCAGGAAATTTAATTACCTTAACATTAGGAGGATGGTGTTATGAACAACCTGGGTTTATTACTGGTTTAAATCTTAGTGTTCCTCAAGAATCTCCATGGGAGATTGCAATTCCTGATACAGAGGGAAATGAAATTCAAGGTATTTCAAGTGATGAAATGGTTAAAGAAATGCCCCATATGGTAAAAGTAACAGGATTTAACTTTACTCCAATTCATAACTTTGTTCCAAGAATACAACAAAATAAACCAACAACAGGAAAACCAGAAGCGGGAATAGATAGTACAGATTATGGCGACGAAAGATATATTGCTCTTTCAAAAGGAAGTAGAGGAAAAGACAATAATTATGATCGTGTTAGACCTGATTCCCAAGCGTTAGTAACTTCAATTAAATCTAGAGGGGTATCTTTATTTTCACCACTTCCTGTAGCAGGGACAATACTTACACAAGGTTTAAATCAATAATATGAAAAGGTATAAAACAATACAATTTCAAAGAAACCAAAATGGTAAAAGATACTACAATACAACTAAGTATCCCGTTCCACCTTCAAATTTTAATGATCTGTATGTCATAACCCAGGAAAGTGATAGATTTGATAATTTAGCACTTCAATATTATGGAGATCCTACTTTATGGTGGGTAATTTCAATTGCAAACCCTAATTTACCCCAAAATTCATACTTCCCACCTCCAGGAGTTCAATTAAGAATTCCATCTAATATAGCAGGAGTTATATCTAATTTCGAACAAATAAATGAATAGTTATGGTAGGAAATGTAGTAGGGGAACCATTTAAAAAATATGTAAATGATCAAATTAAAACTCGCCAAGAAGTTTATGGAAGTGGTTTTAATTCTTTAAGAGATCAACAGCATATAAATTATTTAAATTCAAAATTATCTTGGGTTAAAATGGCTTCTTCTGTATTAATAAATCCCCCACGTGATGGAGAAAGAGCTAATATAGAACAGGCAATTATTACCGGGACTTCAGGTGAAGAAGGACTTAATAGATTAAAATTACTTGGTATTGAAAATCCAGAAAATTTTTTAGGGTATAAACTTGCTTCAAGTTCTATATTATTTAATGGGTTACAACAAGCAAACTTAAGCCCTAAAATTAATGAAGACGCTGATGGAAAACCTATAAATGAAGACCCTACCATAGCAGATAAATTTAACAAATGGCAAGAAAGATCAGGTTATTCTAAAAATAATTCTATTTGGAATAGTAATAAAGCCTATGGATTAGGAGGGTTAGATTTTGGTTTTCAACCAATGCCTGGAATAACTGGAGTAGAAATAAACCATGTTAATCGTGGTTCTATAAAAAAAGCTACAATAACTTTAAAGGCGTATAATAAATTTCAATTTGAGCTTATAGATTTACTTTACCTAAGATTAGGATTTAGTATGTTAGTTGAATGGGGAAATAGCCATTACATAGAAAGTGACGGAGATAATCCTAATAAAAAGATTAATATTGGAGATATTACAACTGTAGGAGCTACTCTAACAGAACAATTTTGGTTCCAATCTAAAGGAGCAAGCCCTCTTGAAATGAGTGAAGAAATTGAAAAATATAGAAAAAAATATGATAGTAACTATGATGCTATGTTTGGAAAAGTTACTAATTTTAATTGGAGTTACAATAATGATGGGTCCTATGATATAACAATCCAACTAATAAGTTTAGGAGATGTAGTTGAATCTTTTAAAATTAATACCTTACCTAATCCCGATAATAATCTTTTAACTGAAGATGAAGCAAATAAAGACCAAATAAGTTTACTTTTATATAAAAAAAGAATAGAAATTGGAAGATTTCAAAATAATGACCCAGATTTTAAGTATATATTAAACCCCTCAGCAAACCAACAAGCTACATCAGAAAATATAACTAATGCAGATAGAATCCAACTCCTTAAAAATACATTCAATAATTTTTTTGGATCAACAGATATAAGTTCATTAACAAATGTAAATGTTGCAAAAATAGGATATTATGTAAGATTTGGTGCTTTATTAGATTTTATAAAAGATCACATTCTTACTCAGTATAAAGGTAAAGATAGTAAACCTTATCCTATAGTAGATATTAATACTAATTCTTTTGGGAATGTAATGGCTATTTTTCCAAATCAAATTTCAATAGATCCTAGAATTTGTGTAACAAATACTAATTTTTTTGACCCTCCTATAACACAAAATAATCCTTTATTAGGATCACTTCTCCCATTTTCAGTCCAAAACCCTGTCCCTCATGGAAAGTTAATGAATATTTACTTAAGCTTTAATTTTATTGAAAAAATTTTAGAAACTAATTTAGATAAAAAAGGTGATTTAAGTTTATTTAATTTTATAAAATCTATATGTGATGGTATAAATAAATCCTTAGGAAGTGTAAATAATTTAGAACCTATAATAGATGATGAAACAAATATTTTAACTATAATTGATCAAACCCAATTTGCAGGTAGAGATGAATTAAGAAAATTTATCTCATCAACAATATCCAAAGTTGGGTCACAAGATTCTGAAGTAGCAAAATTTAATAACAACTTAGAACAAATTGAAGAAATTGAAGAACCGTCAATACCCTTTAACATTTATGGTTATAACTTAACTTCAAAAGAAACCCCAACTTCAAATTTTATAAAATCCTACTCATTTACTACAGAAATATCACCTGATTTAGCAAACACTATTACTATAGGTGCCACAGCTAATGGTAATGTAGTAGGGGAGGATGCAACTTCTTTTACTAAATGGAATAAAGGATTAACTGATAAATTTAAAGTATTAGCATCTAACCCCCCACCTTCGAAACTCAACCCAGATTTTAAATCATCAGAAGAATCTAATGTTTCAAATAACTCTTCTATTATTGATCCTACACTAACAGTCGGTACCTCATCTTTTGATAAAGTAACAATAACTGAATCAAAAGAACAACTTCAAATTTCAAATTATAGAGATTATTATTTACCTTATATTTTAGGAAAGAATTTTAAAGGAGAAAAACGTATCCCTGGAAATATAACAGAATTAGGAGAGTATTTCAAATATAATGATGAAATTATTCAAAGAGGATTTACCGCATTTAAAGGATACTTTTCAGATTTAAAAAATAAAAATAAAGAATATACTACAGGAACTATAGGGTTTATACCTATTAACTTACAATTAGAATTAGATGGGTTATCTGGTATAAAAGTATATCAAAAATTAAAAGTTGATATAAATTTTTTACCTTCAAATTACCCAAATACATTAGAATTTTTAGTTAAACAAGTAAACCATGAAATAAAAGATAATAAATGGATAACTAAATTAGAAACTATATCTGTACCTAAAGTTCAAAAAATTCCAATTATTAATAAAACAGAGGTTGAAGGGTTATCTACTATAGAAGATACATCAAATTTAATATTTTATTCTCCAATTAATGATAGAATTACGGGAGATAATCTTTCAAATGTTATAAGAAATGATATAGAAGGTGCAGGAAAATATGGAGCTAATAGAGAAGGTGGTAAATTACATAATGGGTTAGATTTATTAACTAGAGGAGCATATAATGGCACCGTAAATTATAATACATTTTTTGCCCCCATTTCAGGAAATGTTTATATAACTAAAGCTACAAATGCTTCTAAAACAAGTGGGGTTAGAATAGAGGGTACAGGAAAATATACAGGATATATAGCTTATATATTTTATATTATCCCTAATATTACATCAGGTCAAGCAATAACCTTAGGAGATCCTGTTGGGGAGTACCAAGATTTATCTTTAGATTATTCTGATAAAGTAAAAGATCATATTCATTTCCAATTAAAAGTTATAAAAAATGGAAAAGAATATTATATTGACCCAACTACATTAAATTATACCTTTGATGTTACTTTAGGAAATCCAGTTAATGGAACACCTAGTTAAATTTTTAATTATAGATGAAATATTTACCCTTATCCCAACTAAAATCTAACCTATATACTAAGGGGGGAGAATTTTATATTTCATCTACTCAAACACCTTATAGGGGATATTATTATAAAACATCTAAAGGTGAATATTATAGTGGAAAAACTCCACAAGACTCACCTAGTGTTTTATTAACTTTATTTAAAGAAGAAGTATCTGATATTGATGATTCTAATCCGTTAACAACATCCCCTACTTTCTGGACTATTCAAGAAATTAATTACCCAAACAATGTTAATAAACCCCCAACTTTACCTATATCCTACTACCCCAAAATTACCCCAGAACAATATAAATTAGGTGAATTTGAAAGATACTTTTTATCAAAAAATAATGAAATTAAATTTAAAGAAGTAAATTTACTTACTTATAATCAATATTTAACAAAAGACCCTAGTGTGTCTTTTCAAATATTTTCTCCAATAAAATTAAGTTGGGGATTAACAGGGAATAGAGAAAAAACATATACTATAAACTATAATACTGTTAAAAGAATTTCACTTAATTTAAAATTAAGAGGGTTTGTAGAATATTTTCAAGGTAGGTTTACTCAATTTTATAAAGAGATTGGAGATTAAAAAATCCTTACTTATATTGGTCAAAAAGGTTTTATGTATTGGCTTATAGAAGAACAGGAGCAGTTAGAGGTTTTATTAAATAGTGGTTATAAAGAAGCATTTATTGAAATAATCCCATTTAATAATAACATCCACCCCGCACAAAATAATGTGTCTTTAGTGTATATTAGACCATTATTAGCAAGTAAAGGTTATATGTTATGTATTTACCATAGCGAGGCCCTAAATGGTGTAAATACGCATGTAAACACAATATTACAAAAATTCAATAAACTATATTGTAGAGATAAAAAGGAAGTATTACACTATTTTCCATTAAAAGCTCTTTATGACATTAACCCACCCCCTACTACGTATATACCACCTACAACTCCAACACACGATTTATACTATAGACAACATAGTGATAACCCCGAATTAAACTTAATTATACCGATTGTAAAACACTATGAGGTATGTGAAACGATTTTTAGAGATCTAAAAGCGAATATTAACATAGAAAAAACTAAATATTATGAATTCTTTAACAATAAAGTATCCGTGGTATTCAACGCTATCGAAAGAAATGGCATACGAGTACATAATGAAACCTTCAGCGGTTACTTCCACGAGATTGATAGTGAATACACACACACTCAATACAACCTTAGGACAACCACAACAAGACCCTCAAATAAATTCAAAAATGTAAATTATGCGGCACTTAATAAAGAAAATGGATGTAGGAAAAGTTTTATTCCACGTAATTCTAAATTTGTGGAAATTGATATCTCTGCTTACCATCCTAGTTTGGCTGCTAACCTCATTGATTATAATTTTACCACTAGTGATATTCACTCTCATTTTGCTGCCTTATATAAAGTGGATTATAAAAAAGCAAAAGAGCTTACTTTTAAACAACTTTATGGGGGAGTATTTAAAAATTATAAACATCTGGAATTCTTTCAAAAAATAGAAAAATACGTAGGAGATAATTGGAGTAAATTTGAAAGCGAGGGATATATAGAATGCCCGGTTTCTGGGTACATATATAAAAAAGAAAAATTAGATAACATGAATCCTCAAAAGTTATTTAATTATGTTTTACAAAATTTAGAAACTTCAACAAATGTGTTGATATTGTGGGATATGTGTCGTATATTGAGGGGATATAAAACGAAGCTAGTGTTATATACATATGATTCGTTTTTATTTGATTATGATGAGGAAGAAGTTGAGTTATTAGAAAAAATTCGAAATGTGTTCGAAAAATATAAATTAAATATAAAAGAAATCGAAGGATATGACTACAGTTTTAGAAAGACCGATTAATATGTATAACGCGAATTACGACGTTATAACAGAAATCAAAAATTTAAATAGCTTGAATAATAAACTATTTTGTACCTTCACGAACTTAGAAGGACTTGACACATTAATCGAAGGAATTAAGGATAAGTATAGCATTATCTATAACAAACTATTTGTTTTAGAAATTGTTGATAAGGATGAATATGTGGTTACATATAATGTAGAACAAGCTAATGTAAGTTCTATTCCAGAAAATACTATCTTAGTACATAGAAAAAAAGAATCAAACACTTTATATACTATTAATGCCCTAAATGAATTAATTAAAAAATTAAATGGGGGTGTTGTAGACACAAAATTTAAAATTGACTGGAAACATTACAATAATTGTATTCTTCTTACTCAACATAACGAGCTTACCCAGTTAAATACAAAGATATATAAAATCCTTGAGGTTTAAAAAAAAATTATAAGAATATTTGGAATCGCGTTCCTTTATTCGTATATTAGAGTTACATAAAAAAAGTTATAAAATATGGATTTATCATTACTTAAACAGAAGTTGGACGGGCTACAACAAAAACAGAGCTCAAATTCGCAAAAAACAGATTATACAAAAATTTTTTGGAGACCTAGTATAGGTAAACAACAAATTAGAATTGTACCATCTGCTTTCAATTCCGCTAACCCATTCAAGGAATTAAAATTTTATTATGGGATTACAAATAAGGTTATGATTTCACCTTTAAATTTTGGTGAAAAAGACCCTATTCATTTATTTTCTCAAAAATTAAGAGAAGAATATAATAAAGAAAATTATATACTTGCTAAAAAGTTAGATGCTAAAAACCGTGTTTTCGTTCCCGTTGTAGTACGTGGAGAAGAAGATAAAGGTGTTAGATTATGGCAATTTGGTAAAATGGTATATGAAGAATTATTAGCACTAGCTGTTGATGATGAAATTGGAGATTATACTGATATTGTAAATGGTAGAGACCTAACAATAGAAACAGTAGGACCAGAAGCAACTGGTACTCCTTACAATAAATCATCAGTAAGAGTTAGATTAAAAACTACCCCACTTAGTGAAAATAAAGACACTGTAGAAACTTGGTTAAATGAACAACCAAATCCAGAAGAATTATTTAAAAGGTATACATTTGATGAAATGAAATCTGCTCTAGAGAAATGGTTATCACCTGAAGTAGATTCAGAAGAAGTTAATACAACTCCTGCTGCACCTACAACTAGTAATTTTAGTTTAGATACTACAAAAGCTAAACAAAGTAAAGTAGATCAATTCGATTCTTTATTTGATGATAAAGAAGGTAAAACTGATGATTTACCTTTCTAAATATGGCAAAAAAGATATCAAAGTCTCTCTCGGCAGCCGTGTCTGCCGAGATTAAGGCAAAATTTGATCTTAATAAATTTAAATCTTCTAAAGGTTTAAATAAAAATGTCAAATTTAAGGATCAAAAATGGATACCACTATCCCCTGCGTTTCAAAAAATATCTGGAGTTCCTGGTATTCCAATGGGACATATTTCATTGCTTAGAGGACATTCTGATACAGGAAAAACAACTGCTTTACTTGAAGCAGCAGTATCAGCTCAAAATATGGGAATACTTCCTGTATTCATTATTACAGAAATGAAATGGAATTGGGAACATGCAGCTCAAATGGGGTTAGAAGTTAATCTAATTAAGGATGAAGATGGTGAAGTTGTGGATTATGAAGGTAATTTTATTTACGTTGATAGAGAAACATTACATACAATTGAAGATGTAGCAGCATTTATAATGGACTTACAAAATGAACAGAAAAAAGGTAATTTACCTTATGACTTAGCATTTTTCTGGGATTCTATTGGTTCTATTCCTTGTGCAATGTCAGTTGAAAAACTGAAGAATAATAATGAATGGAATGCAGGTGCAATGTCAACACAATTTGGTAATACAGTTAACCAAAGTATTGTAATGTCTCGTAAAGAATCATCACCTTATACTAATACATTAATTGCAGTTAATAAAGTTTGGACAGCAAAAGCTGAATCACCTATGGGTCAACCAAAAATGATGAACAAAGGTGGAATGGCAATGTGGTATGATGCTACATTTGTAGTTACATTTGGAAATATTTCAAATGCTGGTACATCTAAAATTAAAGCAATTAAGGGAGGTATGCAGGTAGAATGGGGTAAAAGAACAAATTTACAAATTGATAAAAACCATGTTAATGGTATGCAATCAAGAGGTAAAATTGTTATGACAAACCATGGTTTTATTACTGATACAGACAAGGATAAAAATGAGTATAAAAAAGCTCATGCTGATGAATGGTCTAAAATACTTGGAGGAGGACAATTTAAAATTGTAGAAGACCAAGAAGATACAACCCCTGTACTTTACGACGTACAAGATTTATAAATAAAATCATGAAACATAAAGAACTATTTAGTCTCTTGGATGATATTCAAGAGGATCAAGAGGAGTCTACTTCAAAAAAACACGATAGAGTATTAATTTTAGATGGTCTAAATTTATTTTTTAGAAATTTTGCTATGATGAATATGGTCAACCCTGATGGTGTTCATGTTGGGGGGTTAGGAGGTTTTTTTCGTTCTTTAGGTGCCATGATTAGACAAACAAACCCTACATCTGTTTATGTAGTATTCGATGGAGCAGGTTCTACGGTAAATCGTAAGAACTTGCTCTCCGAATATAAAGGAACTAGAAATTTACAACGAATTACTAACTGGGAGGCATTTGATAATTTAGAAGAAGAACATGATTCTAAAATTGACCAAATAGTACGTATAATACAATATTTAAAACTATTACCTGTTAAAACTACTATACTTGATAAGGTAGAAGCAGATGATATTATAGCAGTATTAGCTGAAAAACTAGTAAAAAAACATAATTCTACATGTTTTATAGTATCTTCCGATAAAGATTTTTTACAATTGGTAACAGATAAAATTATTCTATACAGACCAATGGAAAAAGAATATTATACTCCTAAAGTAGTAGAAGAAAAATTAGGTTTATTACCTAAAAATTTTATTTTATATAAAACATTATTAGGAGATAATTCAGATAATATTAAAGGTATTAAGGGGTTAGGTGCAAAAGGAATATTTAAGAAATTTCCTGAATTAAAAACACAAGAATTAACTTTAGATGACATTTTTGATATATCTGCTAGGAAATTCAAAGACCATGTTGTATATTCTCGCATAGTTCAGGACCAATCCCGAATTGAAACTAATTATAAAGTTATGGATTTAAGCATTCCTATGATTGATGATAAGGGAATAGAACATATAGATAATTTAATAATAGAGGACTTTCCTGATTTTAATCCTGAAATGTTTATTCAGTTCTATAATGAAGATAAATTAGGAGGGATGATTAGAAATTTAGATATATGGTTAAAAGATATTTTTTCACAATTTAAAGGTTATAAAGATTGACACTAAACACAATAAATCAGTACGGTCACGAGTTTCAGATAAAAATTTTATCTTCTTTACTTACACATAAAGAATTTTTAATTAACATTCATGATATAATTTCTCCTGAATATTTTGAAAATCCTGCTCAAAAGTGGGCTATAAAAGAAATATTAAATTATTATGATAAGTACCATACTACTCCCTCATTAGACATTTTAAAGGTTTTATTACAAAAAGTAGATAATGATGTATTACAAATTTCTATAAAAGAACAACTAAAAGAAGCTTATGTAACATCAGATGAAGATTTAGAATATGTTCAAGAAGAATTTACTAATTTTTGTAGAAACCAACAATTAAAAAAAGCATTAATGTCTTCTGTTGATTTACTTAAAGGAGGAGATTTTGATGGTATTCGTTTTTTAATAGATAATGCTTTAAAAGCAGGAGAAGATAAAAATTTAGGACATGAGTACAATAAAGATATAGAAAGTCGTTACAGAGAAAACTCCAGAGAAACAGTTCCAACTCCTTGGGAACGTATAAATGGTTTACTCCAAAAGGGTTTAGGAAATGGAGACTTTGGTCTTATTTTTGGTAATCCTGGAGGTGGTAAGTCATGGTCTCTTGTATCCTTAGGAGGACATGCTGTTAGATTAGGATATAATGTTTTACATTATACTCTTGAATTAGGAGAAGATTATGTTGGTAAAAGATATGATGCTTTCTTTACAAAAATACCAGTAAATAAAATAGATTCATTTAGAAATAAAGTAGAAGAAATTATTCCACAATTGCCAGGTCAACTAGTTATTAAAGAATTTCCAACAGGTAGAGCAACAATTTCAACTATTGAGTCTCATATTAACAAATGCTCAGGAATGGGAATAAAACCTGATATGATAATAATAGATTATGTTGATTTACTTTCGTCAAGAAGAAAAAATCGTGAGCGTAAAGATGAAATAGATGATATTTATACTAGCACAAAGGGGCTTGCACGACAATTAGATATTCCTATTTGGTCCGTTTCACAAGTAAATCGTGCGGGTGCCCAAGATAAAATAATTGAAGGAGATAAGGCAGCAGGAAGTTATGATAAAATGATGATTTCTGATTTTGCAATGTCCCTTTCACGTAAAAAAGAAGATAAAGTTAATAATACAGGTAGATTTCATATTATGAAAAATAGGTATGGGATGGATGGTCTTACTTTTTCTGTTAATGCAGATACTTCAACTGGACATTTTGAAGTATTTGATTACAATGACAGTGAAGAAATTGAAAAATTAGCTCCTAGTGCTAAATCTAACAAATTTGACACAGATGTTGATTCTTTTGATAAACAGTTACTAAGAAAAAAGTTTTTTGAATTAGAAAAATAACCCTAAAAAAATTAATTAAAAAATGGCAAAAACATCACTATTAAAAGAAAGAATTGTTTACAAACCTTTTGAATATCAAGAAGCTTCTGATTATTGGTTAAAACAACAACAGGCACACTGGCTACATACTGAAGTCCCAATGATGAGTGATGTTAATGATTGGAAACAAAATCTCACAGAATCAGAAAAAAATATTATTGGCACTATATTAAAAGGATTTGCTCAAACTGAAACTGTAGTAAATGATTATTGGTCAACATTAGTTACCAAATGGTTTAGAAAACCAGAAGTAATTAAAATGGCTGTTACATTTGGTGCTTTTGAAACAATCCATGCTGAAGCTTATTCTTTATTAAATGAGGAATTAGGTTTAGATGATTTTAGTGAGTTTTTAGAAGATGAAGCAACAATGGCTAAAATTGAAGCTTTAACTACTGTAAGAGATTCTCATGATGGTACTCCTAATTGGCATGAAAGAGCAAAATCACTAGCTGTATTTTCTGCATTTACAGAGGGTGTTAATTTATTTTCTTCATTTGCAGTTTTATTATCCTTTAAATTAGATAATAAACTTAAAGGAGTAGGTCAAATAGTAGAGTGGAGTATTAGAGATGAATCATTACATTCTGAAGCAGGATGTTGGTTATTTAGAACATTAATGCAAGAACATCCAGAATTTAATACACCAGAATTACAAGCTGATATTGAAGAAGCAGCTAAATTATCTTTAAAATTAGAATTAGATTTTATTGATAAGGTATATGAAATGGGAGATTTAACAGGTTGTCCTAAATATGATTTAATTTCATTTATTAAACATAGAGTTAATACTAAAATGAGTGATTTAGGATATAAACCTATAGTAAATGGTATAGACCAGGAAGCAGTAAAAAGAATGAAATGGTTTGATAGCTTATCAGCTGGAAAACAACACACAGATTTCTTTGCAAACAGAGTAACAAATTATAGTAAAGGTGTTCAAAATTGGGATGCCGCAGCATTATTTTAAAATATGGAAAACAACGCACTACAAGTAGATTATAGTAACTGGGAAGCTGGAAAACAATACCCAGAATGGATGGATGAAATCTCTTTAGCAACTATTTCAAAAGGTTATTTACTACCAGGAGAAACAGTAAGAACGGCATATAAAAGAGTGTCAAATGCTGCTGCTAATAGACTTAAAAAACCTGAATTATCAAATAAATTCTTTAAAATAATGTGGAGTGGTTGGTTAGGTTTAGCTTCTCCTGTATTATCAAATATGGGAACTGATCGTGGTTTACCTATTTCATGTTTTGGTATCGATACACCAGATTCAATACGTGGAATCGGTTTAACTAATGCAGAACTAATGAAGTTAACCGCTTCTGGTGGTGGTGTGGGTATTTCATTATCTCGTATTAGAGAACGTGGGACAGGAATTACTGGGAATGGTAAAAGTGAAGGTGTAGTGCCTTGGGCTAAAATTTATGATTCATCAATTATAGCAACTAACCAAGGAAATGTTAGAAGAGGAGCAGCATCTGTTAATTTAGATATAGAACACGGAGATATAGAAGAATTTTTACAAATCCGTAGACCGAAGGGTGATCCAAATAGACAATGTCTAAACTTACACCAATGTGTTGTTGTAGGAGATTCATTTATGAGAAAATTAGAAGCAAGAGATTCAGAAGCAATGAATAAATGGGCTACTGTTTTAAAATCTAGAATGGAAACAGGAGAACCTTACATAATGTATAAGGATAATGTTAATAAAGATAACCCAATAGCTTATAGACTAAATAATTTAAATGTAAGTATGACAAACATTTGTTCTGAAATTACATTATTTACAGATGAAGAACATAGTTTTATTTGTTGTTTATCTTCTATGAATTTAGCTAAATATGAAGAATGGAAAGATACAGATGCGGTTGAATTAGCTACTTGGTTTTTAGATGGTGTAATGCAAGAATTTATTGATAAATCAAATGGTAAGGATTCATTAAGAAGAACTCACCAACATGCTAAAAAAGGTAGAGCATTAGGTTTAGGAGTAATGGGGTGGCATTCATTCTTACAACAAAAAGGATTACCATTTAACTCCATAGCTTCTACAGCACATACTCATAACATATTCTCAGACATCAGGTCTAAATCAGAAAAAGCATCTATGGCTTTAGCATTAGAATATGGAGAGCCAATGTGGTGTAGAGGAACAGGTATGAGAAATAC